CTGCACCGCTAGTCTCACGGAGAATATATTTCTCTTTTCCAACAAAGACTTCAACTTCGATTGGAGTAATGTCATCAAATCGCATTTCACTCATTGTTATTCGCTCCTAAAATAAAGTGATTAGACTTAGTTACCAGTACCAGAACCAGCAGAGATAACGGGTGCAGTTTCTATACCACTGCTATTCCTGTTGGTTGGTACCAGGGTTATACGGGCAACTGGCTGTTTACCCTCCTCATTGGATTCGGGTACAAACCGCTGCAAATATCCCCACCAAGTGATGGTGCCTCCGTCAGGAAAGGTTGTAACCATTTCCTGATTCTCGTTGATATTCGCTAGGATCGTTGTGTACACAGTTGGGTCGTAAGCAGCACTGACTTCAACTGGGGTCACGTCATATAAGTGGCGTGGCCCTCTAGTGCGTACAGCTGTGTTACGCATGGTGGTAGTTTCGATTGGTTCTCCACCATCTATTCCTGGGGGCTGTACTGATTTTTCCCAGAAGGTAACACCAGCCCCTGTGAGGTTGATAATTGTGGGGAATCCGTCACGAAGTGCTTCAACAATTCCGGCCATTTTTAATTCTCCTTATTAAGATAGTTGTCGCAGGGTTACTGCGCAGTTAATCGAAAACAAAAATCTACTTGTCTCTGGTTCTTTGCCCAGTGCAATTGGCCCACTTTGCCTAGAAATGGAATACACAATATACTGATTGGTACCCACGTCAACGATAGTCTTATTCACAGTTTCGTCAAGAACTAGTCTCAAGGCATCAGTCTTTGCCCAGGCTACTGGATGACTGGTTCCCCTCACCTGTATCATGATTCCCCTGTATTCAACCTTCTCTCCTGACCGCTGTATTCTGCCATCAAATATTCCGGCCGTATCGTAGATGGTTATTAGGTTGTCAGGAGTATCTGGTTCATTTGAAACGTAGATAGGCCAAGCAGCAGACAATGAGGGGTCTGTACCAATGCTTTGAGCTATTAGTAACCACCTGACTACGTCCGCTTGTGAATGACTTAAACTACTGCTCATTTACGTTTCTTACGTGTTTTCTTTTTCGGTTTAAGTTTGGTTTTCAGAGCCTTCTTCATCATTCGAGCTTTTAATTGTTTGGCTTGCTTCTCCTTCTTAGCTACCTTACGTTCAAATTGCTTTTGCATTCTCTCCATGAGTTTGCCTTCGCTAGCAGCCACTACTGACATCAACTCATCTTCCTTGGCTGTAAAAGCACTACCTTTGAGATTACCTAACTCTACTGGAACAATATCTTGACTCTCTCTTTGTAATCTTTGTCCAGCTAAATACAAAGCAGGTAGTAACTTTACTCCCCTCTTCAATGCTTCTGCAACCATACCTCCTAGTGTATCTCCCAGTTGTCTGGCTGGCTGCTCCAGGAACTTCATTTGTTTGCCAGGTTTATGCTTGGCAGGTCTTTCGTGCACATGAACAGCATAATTGGCTGTATATCCAACTACAACAGTAGGGGTCTCAGTAGTTGAGGTGTACTTATTTGTAAGTTGTTCTAATCTATTCTTCAGCCTCTTTATATCGGTTATCTGAGGCATTATTCATCGCTACCCACAATACTTTGTAGAGCATAAGGACTAGTAGCCGTAGAAGGAATAGTAACATCAATCCACTTACCGCTCTCCCCTCTACGCACTTGATAAGTCATACCAGGATCAAGATTAGTAAAGGTAGCGATTCCGCTAGCATTACTATCTTCAGAGCGAATTTTGGAGTCATACATTACCCCATATCCACTACAAGTCTTCATTCTCATTTGGACTGTTTGACCAACCTCAGCGATACCCTCTTCATCATAGCATTGCCAATACCCAGTAATAAATCCAGGGTCACTAGGCGTTATCGTCTCCTTTGTCATGCTATACGGTTGTGTCTTATTGTCATCAACTACTAGCGTTGTGGGCGTAAACGTATAGCCTGCAAGCGTGATAGCAACACTCCATGTGCCATCATCCAGTGAAAATGATTTTTGCCCACTTACATTTGTTATGCCAGTATAATCTTCCGCTCCTTTAATGAATCGCACGCGGGCTGATTGCAGTGCCGTAGTGCCATCGTTGACCGTAACGGCGACAGTACGAGCGCCAGTGCCGGCACTCTCACCTGTCGCCCAAGCACTATCCCCATGCGTTTGCACCGCCGCCAACGCTGTCGCACTAGCCGCTGTTTTCGCTGCGTCAAAAATAGGTATAAGATCAACTTCTTTCGGAGCTAAGAAGATTCTAACTACATCACCAGCTACGGGAACAAAATCAAAGTCTCCGCTAACCGCTAGCGAAGTTTCATCGGTATCAAATGATGACGCCGACACCTGCCTAAAACTTGGAGCATTGCTATTTGACGCGTCATACACAACCACAGTTGCTCGCAAGAAAACATTGTCTTGATTAGGTCCACCTGCAATGCTCAGATTGGTTACGGCTGGTGGATTTTCTGGAGAGTAAGATACCACCGTCGATTCGATGAGCAGTTGATTATCGACTATCGTCGTCGGATTGATACTCTCACTCCCCCTTTCAACAGGATCGGTCCCCGTATCCCACTGAATCGAACCACGCCAGTCGTCGGCAAACGTCAAGTCCTTGCCGTAGATTCCCGTGGCCGTTCCCACTTCGGCAACGCCAGTCGTAACGCGCGATCCAACCGCCGCGCCGGTACTATCGTAGAGTTGGTAACCGACGGTTGCCAAGCCGGTGTATTCCGCTCCAAAATTTACTTCCGCTCGAAACGAATATGACATCATTCAACCCTAACCATTATTCAACCAGAGGTCACCGGCGATCATGTTGGTCGGCCGCGACGGATAAATCCACACGAGTGGGATGGGACAATCGGGACGAGTTGATCCGACAGCGGCGGGCACAAATGAGGACATCCCTTGTGCGCCCCAGCCGATGTTGTCTCGAATGGTGGCACCTGTAATATCGCTCGTCGCATCTATAATTGGCACGTTATTAGCCACCATGCGGCGCAAATTATTGCCGCAAAAACTCGACAAGCCCAAATCGCCCTTAAATACGCATGTTGGTTTAGCTGTTCCTCCGCTTGTATCAAAACTGTTGTAATTCCATTGATTGCCACCGGCTGTGCCTGCCCCGGTGTCTGTCATTTCAAATACCGGATAAGCTACTGCACCATCGAAATAGATGTTATTGTGGCTAATATTACAATCGACCATTTTGCCTTCGCCGGCTAGTTCACGGATGATTGGCTGCCCGTTTAGTGTGAAGATGTTACCGGTGATATTTGTTGAGCGAACAGTATAGTTGGAGTCAATAGCAAAGCATACTCCGGCCGGGTTGCGGAATAGACAATTGGTAATTTGATTGCTTATAGTCCATGTACCGCCAAATCTTATGGCACCCAGCGATGCCCCATATGGATGCACCTGCGAATAAAATCTGCATCCGCCTGTGATGACATTAGGATAAGCGTTTATCAAAATATAATTATCAACATTGGAATTTGCGACACCAAACCTACAGCCATTGGCAGTGTTGTTGCCATACAAAATCAGCGATACTTCAGTGTTACCAAAAAATTCGCATCCATTGAAAAAACAATGTTCAGCGCCTTCTACGGCTTCACTGGAACGACCTGTAACGCCCACTCGGTTGTAACAAATCTTAGTTCCGCGAAAATTGACGTCGTACGGCTCCCCACCAAAAGCAACATCGTTGTAACGACAGTCATTCATGCCAAAATTAGGATGCTCGCCGCAATAAGCTCCCATCGTGTTATACCATATCTCGTTATTGTCAAATGGTACATACCGTTCACGACACCCCTCCCCGTTCCAGCCGCGGCGAAAATTCCGAAATGAGTTTGACTGTACATAATAATTGAAAAGGTATGTCGCGCCAGAAGCGTCAATACCGTCAACTGTCGCATCGAGATTTGCCCTACCCGTCGTTCCGCTAATCGTGCCATCGCCGGTAAGCGAAATGCCCCTTACTCCACCGCCAACAAAATTAGTCCGTGTTTCCAGCTCTATCAATCCGCTGTTGGCTGTAAGAGAGTGCCCGGTAGCTGCGGAAATGAAAGTCGCCCCAAGTCCTTCTCCAGCCAGGTACACACCCTGCCGCTGCAAGATGCCAGTTGTGTGCAAATAGTAATGACCACCCATCAGCCGCACGGTTCCACCGGTTATCTTGATCTTTTCTATGGCGGCATTGATTTCAACAGCATCATCAATGCCGTCGCATACGTGATCGGCTCTAGCTTTAAGTGGAGAATCAGAAGCCGCTACTGTTCTAATCGCACCTTTTCTTCTAAGTGGAACTTCTGCCGTCATTGCTTTTTCTAAACCACTATACTGAGGCGATTGCTTGAAACTGCGAAAATTCTAATACTATCGTCGGCACCTAAGGTAAAATTTGGAGCGGAATCAATAGTCACTGTCTTTGACGCTCCTACATAATCGAGCACCGTGCGCTTGCACGTATAGTCGTTGTTTGAATCGTCGTACAAAATAATTTCGTGCTGATTGTAGGCGTCGTTTTGGTCCGAACCTGTCGATAACGTAAACACAGTCTGACTGGTTACGGTGGCAATCTCGGCATCGAGCACTAAGCCAATCTTGGCAAGGCTTGGACTTGAGATACTCACTTGCAAATAATCACTTCCAGCTATCAACGAATCGAAAACATTCGCCGGCAAAACCGTAAACTCCCGCGTCACGCGTAACGCACCGCTCTTTTCAATTGCGATTCTCAAGTCACCAAGCGTGTTCGTGTCCGTCGTATCCAGCGTGATGTCATAATCACCCAGTTCGTCGTGCGCCGCTCCGGCGTCACTTGCTCCTTGATCCGAGTGTGCAGCAGCATAGTCGCCACCGTTTTTTGATAGCCGCACGTCGGCCTTTTGTATCGTCAGCGCCGTCTCGTTTGTCTTGGCGTCCGTATCATCTTTGAACGGTCCCATTTTCTTTGTTACGGCAGTCGATTGCCTCAGATAGTTTGTGCTCACAGTGCGTTCTCCATCAGCAATAACTTCCGCCGCCGTGGTGCGTACATGCGCGGCGGATGAGCCGAATCGGATGATCCCTGATTTGTCATGGTGATTGGTACTATTTTTTCCGCATAATCGTCGCCGAGCATCCGGATATATGCTGCCGGCGACACGCCAATTGCCTCCGGCGATTCACCATCCGCTAACTGAGCTAACTGCGCATCGGAAATACCTGACTGGTAGATTGCCAACTCGGCCAACTTGCCGTTGAAAAATCGGTCAGCGTTTAAGTCGTTTCTCGCACCCAGATACAACGATCCGCTCGGATTCACGCCATTCCAAGCGGCAGTCTGTGCTACTCCCGATTGCACGCCATTTCTGTAAATCCGCAAATCGTCGCCAACGCAGCGTAGGCAGATGTGATACCAAACGCCTGCCGATATGGCACCAGCCGCCCAACCTACTTGTTTTGATGTTCCGCCATCCGAAACAACGTATCCAACAAGAGCGCCAGTAGGCTCGGAGATATACAAATTGCACGATGATGTTGTTGCCACGGTTCCGTGCGAATAAAAATACTGCGACCGGCTCGTCGCGGCGAGTGTATCGCAATACATCCAGAGCGATATCGTGAAACCACCGTCGGGCAACGATAACGCGGCATTATCGGCGGCTAACAGTCGATGTGAAGTTCCATCAAAATCGCGGGCCATCTATCAGTCCTTCTTTTCTGATAATTTCTGAACCATCATTTTATCTTCAGCATGATGTTCTGCGCAATGAATAGCCAGACCCTCCATTTTGTCACCAATCTTATCTAGTGTTGTCTTTTGAGTGTCAGCCGCCTCTTTCTGTATATCAGCCGCCTTCTCAATTGAAAGTGACAACAATCTATTCGACTCGTTGTTACTCTTCATTACGTCAGGTAATGTTTTGGTAAGCACAGTATATAGGAGGAATCCTAAGATACCTGCACCCCCCAGAGCTAGCCACTCCTTGATGGATTCACCTACTGGTATAGGAGATTGCCCTAGCAACAAACAAGTTACTCCTGATATCAAATATCCCAGCGGAGCGGCATTCGCCATATGAATATCCCCATCTTTCATCAAACAAGTCCATATAATAAAACCGATTTGAAATTAAACAGTAGTTAAGCTGCTAAGGGTGTTAGTGTAGCCGGAAAACCATAGGCTTCATCTGGAATAGCTCGGCTACCAGTCATCTCGATAACATCATCTTCGTCATGAGAATTCTGGTTTTGAAATATAATATTATTGGTAACGCTTTCATCCCAAATAACACCACAAGTAGACAAAGCATGACCCCACCAATTGTAAGCTATATAGAGTGGGGTTCCAGTTGAAAGAATAGTAATCGCATACTGGATCATCTTGCTGGGATTAGTATCCCATACACCATCAGGAGGCAAACGGTATTGATAGGCTGCTTCCTCCCAACCTGCTTTGAAATCACGGTAATTTGTCGAGTGCTGATCTGGAGTGTACTCCATAGGAGCAATACCATGGTCGCGAGCGCCCTGAATAAACGATTCGAGGTAGTTACCTCTATTTCGCCAATCAACTAGAAATCCCATAGATACTGGCGAAAGCAAGACAGATTCCTTACCTTCACGAGCACGGGTATCCATAAACGCTCCCGTACCTCCCCACGTCCAACAATAGCCTAGCCCATTCTGATTCCATCTAAATCCAGGCGGTGCCCAGTTAGCTTTCTTGTGATAGATAGGGAATATCTTCTTAGCATGGCAATCAGTGATTACTTCCTTGTAATCCTTTGGGTCTATCAGGGTAACAGGACTTATTTCTTCAAAGGGGATTAGGCCTGCCTTCCTAGCCGCAGCATCACCGAATCTAGTTTGGCGAGGCATCGCACCAAACCCTTGATCTTCTCCCAATGAAGCCATTTCTGACTTCATCTCACGCCATTGTGTATCACAATTGTATCTTTTTATCATTGCTCCACCTCTTTCGTGCCCTCTAGGACTTTGTAAAATTCAGCTATCGTCTTAGGAAGATCGTAGTCATAAATCTTCCCACCATTTATATCGGCAATAGCAAATCTAGGCAACGCATCCCCATCAACGGCTTCCCACCATGAAGCTAGATTCTTCGGAACAGACGTAACCGTAATGGTCTTCCCGAATTTATCAATATTCTGTTTTGTCTTGACGACGTCATCCCTACTGAATGCACCTTCAAACGTGTGTCCTTTTGCTTCAAGCGATTCACGAAAGGCTAGACTACTAAGCATCTCCTTCTGCTCGGGAAGATAGTCATCCAGTTTATCCTTGTCGTGAAAGAACATTACCTGATACTTAGTCCCGGGCGGAGGTATGGGCGGGTCAGGAGGATCGGGAGGATTTGGGCCTTCACCACAAGTTATCTCATGCTCAGCATAGACTAGCTTACCCTCCTTGGCCAAAGCGATAGAGACAAGATACTTACCCTGCTTGTTACCGAAGAAAAATAGGAATGGTTCTCCAGTCCAACTAGCAGCATCCCATACCTCTGCTCCTTCGCGAGGATAGAGGATAATCTTGCCCTCACTAGCTAGAATCTCAGAGATAGTAACACCCACGATATCAAGTTTGATGGGGCGTGCTCCTACAGCTACTTGATCAGGGCCAATAATGCTGACGCCGGCAGCCCGCTTATCTTTGGGAGTATCTACTGCTAAGGTATTTTGACAAAAGCAAAATACAATTAGCAGAGTAACGACAATAGGCAATACACGCTTAGTAACACGAAGCATTTTCAGTCACTCCTATTCAAAATTGAATGTAGATCGCCCCTACCGTTTATAGTTGTCCTAGTCTTCGACAAGGTAATAGAGGCATTCGATTGACTCTCCGCTCCCTCTGCCATATTCTTAGGCGTCCGGCAAAACGATGTATTCCCCGTCTCCCACACCTAGACTTCCAAGTCTTGGAACTCTTCTCAACTATAGTCTTAGTTGGTTCACAAGCACTACAAGCATTATTCTTTACTTTAGGCGCAAGCGTTGGAGCTACTTCCAGAATTCTCAATCTGGGGACTAGCTTCATTAGAGGTCTTTCACATTGACCATTTACACATGAAACCGCCGGATTATCAAACGGTGTCACGTCGTTCTGTACGACTACTGCTGCTCGGCAAGCGTTTCTTGATGGACAAGCAATACAGTCTTTTGAAATCGCGTTTGATACGTCTACGCTCAAGAGCAGTAGACATATTAGAATACAAACTAAAAATCGCATCAGTAACTCTCCTTAAAAACTTGAACATTGTTAATTCAAAATAAATAAGCTGCCCCTAACACAATGAACCGCCTATCAGAACATCATGAATAGTTCGATCAACTTCAAGATGATAGGAATCATCTTTTCAATGAAGTTAAGTAGAGATTGCCAGTCGAAATCGACTATTGAGCCGGAGGTAGTGGTTGATTGAGATTGAGCTATCTCACACCAAGCCTCAGCATAGTCGGGATGTCCGGTGAGAGTCACAGCCACGCTGCGAGCAAGCATCGGAACATCGACATTTCCATTTCCGTCAAGATAGTCTTCCCAGTCGCTAGAAACCATCAATTTCTTGACGGTCCTGCGAAGGTTGTTGCGCTCAAGACCAAGCCGTCTGCGCATTTTGATAGAGAGCCTACTATTGTTCTCTACTTCGTTAGCCTGTTTCAGCAGTTCAAAAACACCACTCATTTCAGTTCTCCCTATGTAAGTTTGTTAGACTAAGTCCGGCAATAAACTATTGTTGTACTTAGTCAAGGTTACAGTACGCTGCGTATTTCTACACTTAATATCTGGAATGTAATCGCAGGCGGTTACCTCGAACAAGTTTGTTGGAGACGCCGGTAAGTCCTGCAATCTACCCTGCCACATGATACTCCCGGAGGTAATAGCCCGATCAACGAAAACTTCAGCTGGAGTGGCTTCTATACTATTGTTGGGGTCAGAGGAATCTTGCGACCTACCTTCCCAACGAACAGCTATTTCTATTGCAGCACTGATCTTAGGCTTACCATAACTATCTAAAGTTGAAGCAGACCACAGTACAGCAAAGTCATTCAGGCCTATTGTTTCGATGGAAGGCATTATCCAGTTGTCCTTTCATCTTCGTCCAGTTGATCATCTCTTACTTTACCCAACCAAGAACAACTAGCTTTGGGTCTTGTAGGTAAGTCAAGTTTTGCTAATAGTCCCGTGGTATCCAACCGTTTAGCCGTTTGTCCATACTGGGTGCCATCGAAGCCCATATCCGTGCGGCCCATGAACTGACCACTAGCCCGACCTGTATTACGGCTCTGGGTTATTTGATCAGCATGAGCATAGAAGTGAGCAGACAGATAACACTCCACTCGTTCCAGAGCATTAGCGGTCATTTCATTATTGGTATCAGCGGCTTCAATACGATCCACTAGTATAGTAGCCGTATCAATGAATGGCTGAAGACCAGATGAACCATCATAGTGTCCACCCAGAATAAGTTCAACAGCTTGCGTTGTAGTACGAATAGCCACTGGTTGCTCCCTGGGGTTAGACTACAATGAATAGTTCAAAAGCTGTCAGGCTAATACCGAAGACTTGCGGATGGCTTGAATGGCTTCTTCCTTGCTAACATTGGCAGGAAGATTTACGCCTTCTTCCTTGGCCAATTTCTTCAACTCGGCTATTGTTAGCTCTTCAAGACCATCGGAAGGAAGTTGAGGCTGAACATTGGGTCCGTGGGGGCCGTTGCCATCATCATAGATAGCAGCAGCTTCCTGTTGTTTGGCTACAGCCAATCCCTGAGCTACCTTATCAGTAGCGGGCATGTTGGGATCGTAGACCCGTTGGAATTTTGGGCCTAGTGGACCAGCAGCGTTGAACTTGGCTAGGTTGGAGGCACTATCCACGATCTCACCAATCTCATAGACGATGGACTTACCAGCCCAGGGGTGACCAGATGGATAGGTTCCCTCCGAATGGTTGCCCCTCAAAACTCTGAATTTCATTCCCATAATAATTGCTCCTCAAAAGGTTTTGCCGAGAATAGATACCCTGCCGGACTCGGCAAATCCGGCAGGGCACTTTCACCAACACTCGCACAACAGATGAGTATCGTGCTATTAGGAAGTCGTGGCGTGCAACACTCCACAACGACCGTAGTAATCGCTACGCAGACGCGGAACCTGGATGCACATGACTTTGAAGTTCAAACGCATACCACCCACGGATTCCCATTGAACGGTTGTGATATCCATACCGTTAATAGCCTGGGCTACGTCCGCCGTCATCTGTACCATGATCAGCGTCCAGGGATTTGTGCTTGAAGGCAAGAAGTCCAAGCGGCGGACATCCTGGATTCCATCTATCTTCTGCAGACGCTCACGCAAGGTCTGCGTAGGAGCAACAGCACCCGTCGTCTTGGCGACGTAGTAATCGCCATCGAAGTAGGTGTCCCAGTCCGTAGAATGGTACAGCATGAACGGCCCATAGAACCGACCATCGACCAGTTGCTGCCGCATGGCAATAACTTCATTGACAGTAGTTTCAGGAGTCCAGCCAGCTGTTGTTGGAGCAGTGAGGTCGGTCTTGGTCAAGCGGTCAGGATAATTGGTATATCCATAGACCTGATTGTAACGGGTACCAGCAGAACCGGTAGAGCCGCCCGTTCCATAACCGTAGCCAGTAGCATAGGGGCCTTCCGTGCCACGTAGGCCGGTAACAGTTCCGATCAAGGTCTTCTCGATCATTTCTGCTACACGCCGTCCAGCAGCTTCTCCTTGGACGGTATCCAAGGGAGTACCAGTATTGCGGCTCTGGGCCAGCTTACGGGCACTAAAGTAGAAGTCGCTGTGGGTGATTGGCAGAGGAATACCCTGCAAGCGGAACAGAGGGCTGTCAGTCCGACCTTCGGAAAGACCATCCATGTCCACCAGGGCTTCACCAGGATCACTCATGGTTTCGTGCTCTAGTGTTTCCTTTGCCATGGCGTTGAATCCGCCGAAGCTATTAGCTGCGGACAAGTCAGCCCAAGCACGTAGACGCTGACGAGCAGCACGCAAGACCACTTGGTCAAGCTGAATCCACTCTTCTTTACGCAAACTGGTTGCGTTGAACACAGGGCTATAAATACCCTGCTGCATGAGATTGCTCACGAGCACTTCTTTGCGCTCGGGAATATACTCATTGGTCTTGTTATTCAACACCATTCTACCAGTGTTGATCGTCACAGCGCGTTGGCCGTGATTGTTGAAATACGGCTGCATCATGCCAGCGTCGTAACGAATGCCATCCATAACCTCGCCGACTGGGCCTTGACCGCGACCGTTTACTACAAAATCTACAAACATGTTCGTTTCTCCTCTTTTTGTTGTATGGGATACTAGTTATTGACTAAGATCAATAACCAGTGAATATGCAATGTACAAGGGTACCAGTCGAGGTCACATCCGAAGTTGTTTCCATGCACTGGAAGGGTTCTATCTCAGGGCTACCAGTTGTAGCTATGAGCAGACCAGTTCCATCAACTGGAATCAGTAGATCGCCAATGGCGACAGCATCTCCAGTTCCAGTTCCTGCGGCACTAACGAGCATGTTGAGCTCGTCACCAGGAACAGGAATGTAAATCTTACAACGCTCGCCAGTGGCATACGCCGTGGCGTAGCTAGCCCCGTTGAACGGCTCCAACAACACAGCAATCAATGCTCTGTTGGCATTAGCATCGCGGTTGTAGGGTTCCCAGGTCAGACGACCTCCAACTGGTTCGGTGGCTGCCTTAATGGTAACCAGCGTGCCAGGATAAGGAGTGCCATAGATTGATCCCTCGATGAAATGACCACGAGGGTTGCTTTCCAGCAAAATTACACTACCTAACATTTGTATCTCCTCTACTTATTGAATTGTTGTTTGTTCTCTTCTCTTCCGGCCCCAATAACGTCATTTACGACCGTTGTTGGCTGCCAGTTCTTTGTAGTCAATTCTGCCAAGCATCAGAGGCTCTTCATCAGCCCCTGCTTTGGCGTTGATTACCGCAGCACCTTGTGCTCCGAAGAAGTTAGGGCGAGACATGGCATCAATCGATGACAGTCCGTTATTTTCTTCTTGCGTATTGGCAAGCAAAGCCATATTGGCCAATACTCCGTCATCCATTGACTCCAGCTGCTTGCTAGTGAACTTGTTATTGGCGTTGGCCGTAATAACACCGATGTGTTGTTTACGTTGGGCCATACGATAGTGACGGGCAAACGCCAAGTCACGTCGGTCTTGCTCACTGAGAGCGTTGGTTGCCGGCTCACCCTTTTTACCAGGGTCAAGATCACCAGTGGGAGCTACCTTGCCATCGGCTTGGGAATCACCCTCCTTGGTTTTCTCTTCTTCGACAGCGACGTCTTCTTCGTCGTCCTCACCGAGTATGTCGGACATCTCGGCATTGCCTACCAACTCTATTTGACGATGCAACTTGGCAAGGGTAGTGTCATTAAGTTCATTCAGAACTTCACGATCACTCTCTTCCCAACAGCATGCTTCGTTGGTGATAAGGCCATCAACAACGGCCTTACGTTCATTCTTGGTTAACACCACTTTCTGGGCCATATGTTGACCTCCTTCTTTTTGAATATGTTGATTATCAGTTACAGGTTCAGTATTGCCCACTTGTACTTCGGTATCTTCATTCTCCTCTTCGGCATCATCTAGATGGGCTTGAAACTTCTTCAAGAACTTCTCACTCGCCTTTAGGCATTCCTGCTTGAGGGGAGATTCGGCTGCTCCGGTAATAAGATCATGCAGTTCAATAGCTGCTTTGAGAGTGTCAGGTTCCACTAGTTTAGTGGGGCTATCAGTCTTCAGGGTAACTGAGGAGGAATTCTCTTTATTGTTAGTTCTCTTTTTTAATTTGCTTCCATACGTCTTGTTACTGAATTCATCAGAAGCTGCATCAGGGCCAACAAGTTCTCCTTTTCCTGACCAATGCATAGCAGAAGTTGCTTTCATTGCTCTATTACCGGCACTTCTACGAACACGAATACCATATGCATGAGTACCAACTGTACCAGTTAATTCCCA